GTAACAGAAAAAGGAACTTGGCTGTTGAAATGTGGAAAAGCAAAAGCAGAAATGGCATTGCTTAATTTTGATTTCCAGACACGCCTTAAAAACATTGCACCGGAAAAAGATGCTTGGATTGATTTGAGTGATGATTTTGTTTTTGGAATTGGAACTTGTAAAATGTCCGTAAACAAAACTCAGCTTTCTGGAGTTTACTTCGAAGGACAGGACATTATTTCTACAGACGGAAATCAAATGAACTGTTATACAATGAAAGAAACAGAACTTCCAAAGTTTTGGATTTCCGATAATTCTGTAAACGAGCTTTTGAAGCTGAAGAAACTTGTTTCAATGCAGTTGCAGGGAACTTGGGCACACTTTAAAGCAGAGGATGAAACAATGTTCTCTATCAAAACATTGCAGGCTGATACATATCCAGCAAGTAAATTAAAAAACATTATTGATACAAGCAACCCTGAAAAGGCAACACTTCACGCAAAGTTTCCAAAAGATTTGTTCAACGCAATTGACAGAGCTGTTTCTTTCAGTATGGATATTTTTGACCATTCTGCTGTAAGGCTTGTTATTAGCAAGGAAAAGATTGAAGTTAGTGCTGAAAGAAGTGCTGGCAAATACAGCGAAGAGGTAGCTTGGGACGAAGAAATTAAAGAAGACTTTGAACCGCTTGTTGTCTATGTTGATGCTGTGATGATGCAGTTTGTAGCACAAAGAACAGTTGAATTCTACTTGCTTAAAGGTTCAATGCGAAACGGAAAGTCATTGCCTCGCTTGCTGTTTGTAACAGATGCTTCGAAGCATTTACTTTGTACACTGGACGCAGGTGCAGAAGACGAAGAATAATTGCAAAGGCTGGAGCATTAAAACTCCAGCCTATAATATTTAATATTGGAGTGTTCACTTATGGGTTTCTTGTTAGATGATGAAGATGTTGATGTTTTGCGTGGCAAGCAAAAGATAAAACAAAATAAAACACCTGCAAAAAAAGCTGAAGTTCCTAAAAAGCAGGAAATAAAAATTGATTACAATCACATTATTCCAGAAGATGAAAAAGTGCAAATGAATAGAAAAGTAATGCTGGACGCTGAAAAGTATCAGGATTTTACAGCAGAACTCTATCCATATAGTTTAAACTTTTACGATTTTGAAGTTTTTGTTCACGATTGGTGCGTTACAATTATAAATCCAATTGAAAAAATAATGACAGTAATTGTGAATGATGTTGGAGCTTTGAAACGCTATTACAAAAAACATCAGGACCAGTTCTGGGTAGGTTACAACAGCAGAAATTATGATACATTTATTATGAAAGGTTTGCTGTTGGGTATGAATCCAAAAAAAGTAAACGATGATATTATTTTGCGAAATATGAAAGGCTGGCAAATAAACAGAGAATTCAAAAATGTAAAGTTTTTGAACTTTGATATTTATACAAACAACAGCTTGAAAACGCTGGAAGGTTTTATGGGTAATGATATTCGTGAAACTGAAGTAGATTTTAATTTACAGCGTAAACTGACACCGCAGGAAATAAGACAGACAATAAAATACAATATCCACGATGTAGAGCAGACTATTGAAGTATTTAGAAGAAACATTTATCTGTATGAATCTCAGATGCAGTTGATTGAAACTTTTGGAATGGATATTGAAATGATTGGGCTAACTCAGGCTCAGCTTACAGCAAACATATTGGAATGTGAAAAGAAAGAACATAGTGACGAATTTAAGTTTCCAATAGTAGATAAAATAAGATTAAGGAAATATAAAGAAGCGTTAGACTGGTTTAATAATCCTGAAAATAGGGATTATAAGAAGTCGTTTAGCTTAAATGTTTGTGGCGTTCCGCATCAGTTTGGATGGGGCGGTTTGCACGGGTGTCCGGTTGAACCTTTACATAGTAAAGGAAGAATTTTTCACGTTGATGTAAACAGCTATTATCCATCACAGATTATTGTTTATGGTTTTATGACACGCAACAGCAAGAACCCAAAACGTTATGAGCAGGTATATAAATATCGTTTGCAGTTGAAAAAGGAAGGAAAAAAGAAAGAACAAGCACCATATAAAATCGTTTTGAATGGAGCTTATGGAATGATGAAAGATAAATATTCCAGTGCTTACGACCCAAAACAAGCGAACGCAATTTGTGTGAATGGCCAGCTTATGCTGTTGGATTTATTGGAACACTTGGAACCTTATATTACGCTTATTCAGTCAAACACCGATGGTCTTATTATACAAGTTGACGATAATGAAGAAAAAATAAATAAAGTTCTAAATATTTGTCATAGATGGGAACAGCGAACAGGAATGGAGCTTGCTAAGGACGAAATCACAGAAATATTCCAAAAAGATGTTAATAATTTTCTTTTCCGTTTCGCGAGTGGAAAGCTGGAGCGAAAAGGTGCTTATGTTATGGAGCTGGATGATTTGAACTATGATTTACCTATTGTCAATAAAGCACTTGTTGATTATATGATGAAAGGTATTGCAGTAGAAGAAACCATAAACAGCTGTGACGAAATAAAGGAATTTCAGAAGATTGTAAAAGTTTCCAGTAATTATGAAGGAGCTTGGCACAATGGCGAATATCTAACTGATAAAACTTTCCGTGTATTTGCAAGTAATGACAAGAAAGATACTTACCTTGGAAAATACAAGTACAAAGGAGCAACGATAGAAAAGTTTGGAAATACTCCAGATTTTGCATTTATTATGAACGAAAATGTCAACGGTGTAAAAGTTACAAAGAAACTTGATAAACAATGGTATATTGATTTGGCAAATAAACGTCTGGAAGATTTTGGAATTAAAGTAAATAAAAACGCTGGAGGATTATTTTAATGAGGTTTGAAAATACTGAAGTATTTAATTTTAAAAATGCTATTCGCGGAATGCGTAATCCGAAAGAAAGCTGGAAATTAAGCGATAGTAAGTATCGTGATGCTGAGCAGGATGTAGAAAAAATTCTTAAAGGGGATTATTACAATATCGGTCTAAAAGATTTACAGCTTATGCAGACACTGATAAAAGCAGGGAGCGAGCATAGAAAGTTTATGAGACAAATCTTCGTATCTGTTGATATAACAGCACCTCTCTACTGGTGGAAAGAATTCGACACGTACAAGGTTGGTACAGTTTCTAACAGCTGTTCCACTATGCACAAATTAGCAAGTACTCCAATTATAAAAGATTGTTTTGAAATGGATGATTTTATTGATTTTACTTTTGTAATACAGGAAGATGAAATATGTGCTGAGTTTTATAATTCTAAACGTGAATGGGAAAGTGAAATTCATATGCTGGAAGCTTTAAGAGTTCAATACAATAAGACAAAAGAAATGAAGTATTGGAAAGAGCTTATAAGAAGGATTCCAGAAAGCTGGTTGCAGAAAAGAACAGTAACAATGAATTATGAAAACTTGCTTGCAATGTGTAGCAAAGGTCAAAGGCGTTTTCATAAACTTACAGAATGGAGCAACAGCTTTATTAGCTGGGCAAGGACTCTTCCTTATGCTCAGGAATTATTATTTCTGGATGAATTTGCAAAATGACAACAGAAGAAATGATTGAAATATTCCTGGACAAAGGTGCTTGGGCTTACAAAGTATTAAATAAAAATACAGTTGAAGGAAGAAAACTTTATATGCACCAGCCAGTAGAAATTGAAGGCCATATTTTTACTTGTTATAGGGAATATACAGCTTACAAAATGGGTGAATTTCTAAATGAAAGTTTACCTGAAGCTGAAGTTATTGTTACGCTGGACGGAAATAATTCTACTATAGAAATTGTAATTTCAGATGAAGAACAGCAAATAATAAATTCAAAAATGTACAGACTTCTAAAAAGAATGGAAGTTTAATCCTATAATATAAATGGAGGTGTAAATGACAGACAGTCAACAGAAAATTGCAGATGTTTGTGATGAGATGAAAAATGTATTGATGTATAAAAATGAAAAATATGGTGATTCAGCTCTCCATCCAAATAATGTTTTTTACAAAGGTGATTCTACTAATTCCATCAAAATTAGATTAGATGATAAAATTGGTAGAGTAAAAAACTGTAAAGAAACAAGAATAAATGATGTTGCAGACATTATTGGATATAGTGTGCTTTTGTTAGTCAGTATGGGTGCAACAGTTGAAGATTTTGAAAAACTTAAAGACTAGGAGTAAATAATAATGGAAGAATTATATCGCCGTTATAGACCTAAAGAATTATCAGAAATGGTTGGAAATGAAGCAACAATTAAAAGCCTTAAAAAGGAAATGGAAAATGGTTCGCATACATTTTTAATGACAGGACCAGCGGGATGTGGTAAAACAACACTTGCACGCATAATGGCAAAAGAAGTTGGTGCAGGCCCGCTTTCTATTCACGAAATAAACAGTGCTGAAAATAGAGGAATTGATACAGCTCGTGAAGTTATGGAACAAATGCGTTTTAATCCAAGTGATGGAGACGCTATTGTTTGGATTTTTGACGAATGTCATCAGTGGCTTGGTCCAGTGCAGAACGCATTCTTAAAAGCACTGGAAGACACTCCTTCACACTGTTATTTTTTCTTGTGTACAACAGACCCGCAGAAACTTATCGCTCCATTGAAAACACGCTGTTCTATTATCAATGTAAAACCGTTGAGCAATGAAGAAATGACTTATCTGCTTAAAAGAACAGCAAGAGCAGAAAAGATTAAAGTTGGAAATGAAGTGTATGAAAGAATCTGCGAAATTGCTCAGGGTGGAAGTCGCAAGGGTTTGAAGTTGCTTGCAAAAGTAATTTATCTTGACAATGATGAAGAACGCTTGGAAGTATTAAAAGCAGGGGAAGACAACGAAACACCACAGTCAATTGAATTGTGCCGTGCTTTGCTTGCAAAAGGAACAAAATGGCCAACGCTTGCGAAGCTGTTGAAAGCAATTGATATGAGTGACGCTGAAAAAGTTCGTCAGGGTGTTATGGGTTATATGAACGCTGTTTTGCTCAATGGAAAAGCAACAGCGGAAGCAGTTTCAGCAATGCAGGCTTTTAGTTCTGCAGACACATATAAAAATGGAAAGAATGCGATAACTGTTGCCTGCTTGGATGCACTTGATATGATGGGTAAGAAAATGTCCATTATTGATGGAAAAAGAACTTGGGTAGAAGGAGATTAAAATGTTTGTTGAAATACTTGGAATTGTTGCCAGCTTGTTTGTTATAAGTGCATTTCTTTTTAAGAATGTAAAGATAATAAGATTGCTGGATGCTGTTGGTGCTTTGCTGTATGTAATTTACGGCATTTTAATTCACAGCTATGCAAACATTTTGTTGAATACTGTTTTAATAGTAGTTCAAATCTATCACTTGCATAAACTGAATAAAAAGTAGTTTGTATTTTATGCAAAGTAATTTTTAATAGTTCCTATAATAAAATAAACACTTAATAACAAGGAGTTGCTAATGACAAAATCAGAAGTTATGGTACAAAAGTCAAAAGAAAAACAGTTTGACTTTGAAAAGGACTTGTCCATCAATAAATATAAGTTGGACGAGGAATGCCTTTCACATTCCAGCTTGTATTTCCGTTATGCAGAAGCAAGCATTACAGCAAAATCAGAAGTTTCAAAAGCAGATGACAATTTGAAGCTTGTGACAGCTGAAAGAAACATTGCTATTCGTAAAGCATACACGGACGCTGGTGCAAAATTCACTGAAGCTGTAATCGCAAGTGAATTGGAAAAGGACGCAAAAGTTCTTGAAGCAAAGGAAAAGCTCCGTGATGCTCAGGAAGTTTATGCAAAACTTCAGGTCGCTGTTTCAGCAATGGAATCACGCCGTTCACAGCTGGACAACCTTGTAAAATTGTATTGTGCAGGTTATTTTTCAACACCAACAGCAAGCAATGAAACAAGAAAAAATGTAAACGAACAGACCGCAAATGCTGTTCGCAAAAACTTGAATAAATAGGTCTATAAGGAGTTAGCTATGGTAGACAAGAAAAAGAAAGGTGGACTTGCAAAACGCTATCAGGCAAGTTACGAAAGCAAAGGTTTGTCAGGCGGAAAGGCTGGAGTAATGGATTGGAAAAAAGTTGATGGTGAAGTTCAGTTCTTTAGCCCTGCTGAAGGACGCAACAGAATCAATATCATTCCATACACAATTAAAAGCAAAAATCACCCGCTTGTTAAAAAAGGTGAATTTGAAGTTGGCGACAAGGACTATGTAATGGACATCTTTGTTCACCGCGGAGTTGGTCCAAGTGAAGCCAGCGTTTTGTGTCTTAAGAACACATACGGCAAACCTTGTCCAATTTGTGAACAGAGTGCTTTGTTACGCAAGCAGGGAAAGGAAGACGAAGCTGGAGCACTTAAACCTTCACGCCGTGTTTTCTACAATGTTCAGGACTTGAAAAATCCGGATGTGCTTAAAGTTTTTGAAGCAAGCCACTATCTTTTTGAAAAGGAACTTATTGACGAAGCCCGCAACGATGAAGAAGGTGGATTTGTAGACTTTGCAGATGAAGAAAGCGGAAAGGAAATTAAATTCCGCTGTTCCAAAACAAGTAAAGGCGGATTTGAATTCAATGAATTTAAGTCATTCAGCTTTGAAGACCGCGATGAAAACATTCCGGACGAATTGCTGGAAAGTGCAATTTCCTTTGATGAAATTATGAATGTTCCAACATACGAGGAAGCAGAAAAAATCTTGTATGGACGCGACGAGGATGATGACAACGAAGACGAAGAAGAGCCAGCACCAAAGAAGACAGCAAAGAAAAATCCTGCTGTAGAAGATGACGAAGACGAGGATTTGGATGAAAACGAGGAAGAAGAAGAAAAACCTGCTAAAAAGCCCGCAAAAAAATCCAAAGTTGTAGAAGAGGACGATGACGACGAACAGGAAGACGAAGATGATGAACCGCCTGCAAAGAAACCTTCCAAAAATGAAAAGGATTGCGGTGGCGATTGTAAAAAGTGTCCGTTCGGTCATAAGTTCGGTGAAGACACAGACGAATTTGACGACTGTGACGATTGCGATGTTTGGGACAAATGTATAAACGGCGGAAAATAATGCTTGCTGTTATGCAGTAAATTAAACAGCCCTTGTTCTCCATAATAAGAGGGCAAGGGCATTTTTTATTGGAGGAAATTGTGTTTCTAAAAGATGTTTTGAATAAATGTAAAGAAGAAGGATATCCAGTTACTTCCAGCGGACTTTATTATGCTGGTGAAAAATACGGTTTCCTTATTAAAAAAGAAGGCAACAGAAGTCTTGAATTTGATAAAGACAAGTTTTTTGATTGGTTGAAAAAAGCAAAACAGGAAATTCCGGAAGGCTGGGTATCGTTGAATGAGTTGCACACAAAACTTGATATCAGCCTTTCACAAGCATATATATTGAGTAAAGACCCAGCAAGCGGAGCAAAAGCATTCGGAGCAGGGCCAGGAGTAATTTATGTTGACCCAGAGCGAATTAAAGCAATTATCAAACAGCGTGAAAACGACCATAAAGAAAAGTGGGAGGACTAATATGGAAAAACTGTATTTTCAGACAGGATGCAAGCTGTTGGATTTAGTTGTAGGCGGAGCAAAAGGAGTCTACGGCTTTCCAGCTGGAAAATTCATAAACATTGTTGGTGATAAAAGTGCTGGAAAAACATTTTTGTCAAATGAAATTATTGCTTGGGCTTACCATAATTTAGGTAAGAATTTCAAATGGGTTTATGACGATTGTGAAAGTGGATACAGTTTTGACACTGAAGCAATGTATGGATTTGAAATTATGCCAATGAACTTGGACGATAGAGTTCACAGCCAAACAGTAGAAGAGGCGTTCTGTAATATTTCAGATTTTGCAAGAAGTTTGAAAAAAGGACAGTTTGGAATCTATGTACTGGACAGCTTGGACGGTCTTACAAGTTCTGAGCAGGACGATAGAGCGGAACAGCGTTTGAAGTTACACGAGGAAGGAAAGGAATTGGAAAAAGGTACTTACGGAATGGGAAAACAAAAGTATCTTTCACAGGAATTCTTTCCACAGCTTTGTTCTGTAATTGAAAATAAAAACATACTTGTAATTATTATTTCACAAATCCGTGAAAATGTTGATATGTTTTCTTTTGAAAAGTTTAGCAGAAGTGGCGGAAAAGCGTTGGACTTCTATGCTCATACTGTTTTATGGCTTGCAACAGCGAAGAAAATAACTGTAAAAGATACGCCTGTTGGTGTTGTAGTAAAAGCAAAAACAACAAAAAGCAAAACTCCAAGACCGTTCCGAGATTGTTTCTTCAGTTTCTTGTATGATTACGGACTGGATGGAATTGGAACAAGTGTTGATTATGTTTTTGATTTGCGAACTCCAAAAGGTGAGTTAAACACAAAATCAAAGGCTATTGATTACAGTGGAGATGGAAAGCTAGATTTGAAACAGTTGAAGGATTTTTTGGAAGAATATGAGCTTGCTGAAAAATATGAAGATAGCAAGCACTTTGACGGAAAATATGACGCTGATACGATTTTTGAATTTATCCAGTCTAAAAAAGACTACAGACAGAAATTCAACGAAAAGTTTGGTAGTACAATGACCCGCGATGAGCTTGTGGCATACATTGAAGAAAATAACTTGGAAGAAGAAATCAATGCTCGTGCTGAAGCAAAGTGGGAAGAGTTTGAGGAAAGCATAA